GAGCAGGCGGCAATCGTTTTTAACCTGGCTGTAAAGATGGTCAACCTGAATCCAAAACTTCAGGACATTGTGCATATTACCCCAAGTGGTAAAAAGCTTATCGGGCTTCCCTGCAACGTCGAATATAAGGCTCTGTCGGCTGAGGGAAAAACTACCCACGGTCTTTCCCCGATACTCGCAATCCTGGATGAAACCGGACAGGTGCGCGGGTCGCAGGACGATTTCATTGATGCGATCACCACTGCGCAGGGCGCACATGAAAATCCACTGCTTATTGTCATCAGCACGCAGGCAGCAAATGACGCTGACCTGTTAAGCATCTGGATAGACGACGCGGTCAAATCGAAAGACCCGCATATTGTCTGCCATGTTTATGAGGCACCAAAAGAAGCGGATATCAGTAAGCGGGAATCCTGGCTGGCTGCTAATCCCGCGCTTGGCACCTTCAGGTCAGAGAAAGACATGGCCCGCCAGGCTGAGAAAGCAGGGCGAATGCCGAGCTTTGAAAACACCCTCCGTAATCTCAACCTGAATCAGCGTGTGTCTACCGTGTCGCCGTTTATTTCCCGAAGCATCTGGGAGCTGTGCGGCGCTGAGGCGGTAAATACACCGCGCAAGTGGTATGCGGGACTGGACCTATCGGCGCGGAACGACTTAACCGCGCTGGTGATAGCCGGTGAGGCCGAAGACGGCATATGGGATGTATTCCCTTTCTTCTGGACCCCAGAAAAAACGCTGGCCGAGCGGGCCAAAACTGACCGCGTCCCTTATGACGTATGGGTCAGGCAGGGGCTGTTACGCACAACGCCCGGCGCTTCTGTTGATTACTCATTTGTGGTGAGTGACATCGCCGAAATCATCAGCGATTTCGATATCAGCTCAATGGCCTTTGACCGATGGCGTATAGACCAGTTCAGGAAAGAAGCCGACGACATTGGGCTTACACTCCCTCTTGTTGAGTTTGGTCAGGGCTTTAAAGACATGGGACCAGCAGTAGACACACTTGAATCGCTCATGCTTAACGGGCGGGTGCGGCACGGCATGAACCCGGTGCTGACGATGTGCGCCGTTAATGCCGTGATCGTCAAAGACGCAGCGGGCAACAGAAAGCTGGACAAATCCAAAGCAACAGGCCGCATTGACGGTATGGTCGCAATGACCATGTCTATTGGCGCGGCTAACGGGGAGGTCACTGTGCAGGGTGGTGACTTTGAAGACTTCATTTTCAGACCGCTGAGCATGTGATGGAAGAACCGAAATATACAATTGATCTACGGACCAATAACGGTCTGTGGGCAAAGCTTCAGTCATGGTTCGTCGGCGGGCGCTTAGTTACGCCTAATCAGGGCTCGCAGTCGGGTCCGGTGTCTGCATCCGGGCACCTTGGCGATTCCGCAGTCAACGACGAACGAATTTTACAGATATCGACGGTCTGGCGTTGTGTGAGTCTGATTTCAACGCTGACATCATGTCTACCACTGGATGTGTTCGAGACGGATAAAGAAAACAACCGAAACAAGGTTGATATGAGCAACCCTCTGGCGCGGCTGTTGCGCTATTCACCTAACCAGTATATGACCGCCCAGGAGTTTCGGGAGGCCATGACGATGCAGCTCTGCTTCTACGGAAATGCGTATGCGCTGGTCGAAAGAAACAGTACAGGAAACGTTATCAGCCTGTTACCGCTTCAGTCGGCCAATATGGACGTAAGGATGGACGGTAAAAGGCTCGTTTACCGCTATCAGCGAGACGGTAGTTATGCCGACTTCGCGCAAAAAGAGATTTTTCATCTTAAAGGTTTTGGCTTTACCGGGCTTACGGGACTGTCACCAATAGCTTTTGCCTGTAAATCGGCGGGCGTGGCCGTTGCGATGGAGGATCAGCAGCGTGACTTCTTTGCGAACGGGGCAAAATCGCCGCAGATTCTCTCAACGGGTGAAAAAGTTTTGACCGAAACGCAGCGCTCTCAGGGTGAAGAAAACTTTAAAGAGATTGCTGGTGGACCGGTTAAAAAGCGCCTCTGGATACTTGAGGCCGGGTTTTCAACCTCAGCAATTGGTGTAACACCGCAGGATGCTGAAATGATGGCCTCCAGAAAGTTTCAGGTTAGTGAGCTGGCGCGGTTCTTTGGGGTTCCGCCGCACCTGGTCGGCGATGTGGAAAAATCCACGAGCTGGGGCAGCGGCATTGAACAGCAAAACCTTGGATTTCTTCAGTACACGCTACAGCCATACATATCTCGGTGGGAAAACAGCATCCTCCGCTGGCTTATTCCGCCTGCTGATGTTGGCCGTTACCACGCAGAGCATAATCTTGACGGCCTGCTCCGTGGTGATTCCGCTTCACGCGCCGCCTTCATGAAGGCCATGGGCGAGGCCGGGTTACGTACCATCAACGAAATGCGGCGAACTGATAACCTGCCTCCGCTGCCAGGCGGAGATGTGGCAATGCGCCAGTCACAGTATGTGCCAATCACCGATTTAGGTACAAACAAAGAGCCCCGCACTGACGGGGCTTAATTTTTATGGGGGCCGTGATGGCTGAGATCGTAAAAACGCTGGCGTTTGAAGAAACCGAAATTAAGTTTTCCGGTGACGGCAAGCAGGGGATTTTTGAGGGCTACGCCTCCGTGTTCAACAACACGGATTCAGACGGCGACATTATTATGCCCGGCGCATTCAAAAATGCCCTGACCAACCAGAGTCGCAAGGTTGCCATGTTTTTTAATCATAAAACGTGGGATTTGCCGGTGGGTAAGTGGGACAGCCTGGCGGAAGACGATAAGGGGCTGTATGTACGCGGCCAGTTGACGCCGGGGCACAGTGGCGCGGCTGACCTGAAGGCAGCAATGCAGCATGGCACGGTTGACGGCATGTCAGTCGGTTTTTCCGTCACCAAAGATGATTACTCGCTGGGTACCAGCGGGCGAATTTTCAAAAACATCGCGGCGCTGCGTGAAATCAGCGTCTGCACCTTTCCGGCCAACGAGCTTGCTGGCGTGTCTGCCATGAAAAGCATTGACGGCATCGAAACCATTCGTGACGTGGAGAACTGGCTGAGGGATTCAGTCGGCCTCACTAAGTCACAGGCAGTCGGGTTAATCGCCCGGTTTAAGTCAGCGATTCGGAGCGAGTCCGGGGGCGGCGAAAACGAAGCACAAATCAGCGCTCTGCTTCAGAGCATCAAATCTTTTCCATCAAATTTAGGTAAATAACATGTCCGAACTCGCTCAAATTCAGAAGGCTATCGAAGAGTCACAGCAGAAGATGTCTCAGCTTTTCGATGCTCAGAAATCAGAAATTGAAGGCACTGGCCGAATTTCCAAGCAACTTCAGGACGATCTGTCAAAGGTCAACGAAGAGTTGCAGAAGTCTGGCGTACGGCTTTTTGATCTGGAGCAGAAACTTGCGTCAGGGGCGGAAAATCCGGGTGAGAAAAAATCTTTCTCGGAGCGTGCCGCCGAAGAGCTACAGAAATCATGGAACGGCAGCAAGGGTACCTTTGATGCCAAAACCTTCAACAAGTCGCTGGGTAGCGATGCCGGTTCGGCTGGTAGCCTGATTCAGCCAATGCAGGTGCCTGGCATCGTTATGCCCGGTCTACGTCGTCTGACTATCCGTGATTTGCTGGCGCAGGGCCGTATTTCCAGTAATTCCCTGGAATATGTGCGTGAAGAGCTGTTTACCAACAACGCCGATATTGTTGCTGAAAAAGCGCTTAAGCCTGAATCTGATATCACTTTCAGCAAGCAGACCGCCAACGTAAAAACCATCGCACACTGGGTGCAGGCATCCCGTCAGGTAATGGATGATGCGCCGATGTTGCAGTCTTATGTGAACAACCGCCTGATGTACGGTCTGGCGCTGAAAGAAGAAGGTCAGTTGCTGAACGGAGACGGAAAAGGCGACAACCTTGAAGGTCTTAACGCGGTGGCCACAGCGTATGACGCTTCTCTGAATGCCTCCGGGGATACGCGTGCTGACATCATTGCTCATGCCATCTACCAGGTCACCGAGTCTGAGTTTAGCGCGTCCGGTATTATCCTAAACCCCCGCGACTGGCACAGCATCGCACTGCTAAAAGACCGTGACGGTCGTTATATCTTTGGCGGTCCGCAGGCGTTCACCAGCAACAACATGTGGGGCCTGCCTGTTGTGCCTACGCGTTCTCAGGCCAGCGGCACATTTACTGTCGGTGGTTTTGATATGGCCTCGCAGGTCTGGGACCGCATGGATGCAACGGTTGAGGTCAGCCGTGAAGACCGGGACAACTTTGTTAAAAACATGCTGACCATCCTGTGTGAAGAGCGTCTTGCTCTGGCTCACTATCGCCCTACAGCAATCATCAAGGGCTCTTTTGCTTCAGGCTCCTGATGAGGGAAGGCGGGGAAACCCGCCTTTTTAACGTATGGCGATAGATGTACTACAGGTGATAGGCCTGAATCTGTTGAAGCAGCAGATTGAGTTTGAAGGCGATGATCGTAATGAGCTGATTACACTTTACGGGCAGGCCGCTTTAGATTACTGCGTCCGGTATTGTGATGAGCCTGCCTGGAAGCTTCCTTCTGACATCCCCGCTGCTGTAAAGGGTGCAGTCCTCCTTGTTTTTGCTGACATGTTTGAACACCGCACGGCGCAGGGAGAAGTACAGCTTTACGAAAATAAAGCGGCTGAGCGAATGATGTTTACTCACCGTAACTGGCGTGGTGTTGCCGATACCAGACCAGAGGAGGGAAGCTGATGGAGCCTGGACGTTTACGACACAGGGTAAGGATAGAAGTCAAAAGTGATGACAGGGATGAATACGGCCAGCCTGTTGGCTGGAAAGTTATAGCTCCTGTGGTATCGGCTGATATTCGCTCTGTTACCGGGCGTGATTTTATAAGCGGCAATGCGGAAAGGTCCTCAGTCACAACCAAAATTTATATGCGTTACGCTTTCGATTTTCGTGCTACGACAACGCGTCTTGTCGAACTTACAGGTAAAGGAGAGGGTAGGGTTTTCACCGTCACTGCGCCGCTTCCAACAAGAGACAGGCGTAATATTGAATTACTTTGTACGGAGGATTTCAGCCGTGTTCAGTGAATTCAAAAGTGATATTGAGCATCTGATTGGCGTGAAGGTCTATCCACTCATCGGTCCTCAGAGTGAATCTGAGTTTGTCACCATGCAGTTAATCAGCGATCCCTCAGTTGAAACAGGTATGGTACGAACCGGGCCAATAGCGGCTCGCTTTCAGATAAGTTTCATTTCGTCTTCCTACAGGCGAACAGAGGAAATGGAGGTTGCTCTCTGGTCTGCCTGGCGCAATGTTGTTCACGGTCACATTGGTGGGTATCCGGTTCAGTATGTCGAAAAGCGAGGGATTTCTGAAAGCTTCGATCCTGATGATGGTGGAAAGTATCGTCGTGCAAGGGACTTTATTTTTTACTGCCCGGAGAGTGCGTCATGATCACAATGCAGGTAACCGGGCTTGATGAGCTTGAACGCCAGCTTATCGCCCTGGGTGAAAAAGCCGGTACAAAAGTTTTGCGTGACGCTGGCCGCGCTGCACTTGAAATCGTTGAGCAGGACATGAAGGAGCACGCAGGTTACGACGAGTCCGCAAAGGGCCCGCACATGCGTGACTCTATCAAAATCCGTTCCACAACCCGCACCAAAGGCAATGCAATCGTCGTGCTTCGCGTCGGACCCAGTAAGCAGCACTTTATCAAGGCGCTGGCTCAGGAGTTCGGCACAGTAAAACAGATTCCTTCCCCCTTTATCCGTCCGGCGCTGGATTACAACAAATCCCGCGTCCTCAGAATCCTCGCGGTTGAAATACGGGACCGCATTCAAAACAACGGGTAGCAGCCGCTACCACTTCTACAGAGAGATAAATCATGGCTGACAATAAAACCTCGCCAGAATACGCGATGCTGCCTGCTGGCACCGTGGTCATGTGGGGCGCGGCTGGCGCAGCGGTTTCCGCGATGAAACCGCTGATTAACTGTAAGGCGCTCGGCGCAACGGGCCAGACGGGCGGATTCGTTGACTGCACAACGCTCATTGATACGAGCAAA